TTGACGATACGGGTAATTTGATTGCCTCTAGTATCGATGAGCAAGGCAACACAATCAATCGGACAATTGATCAGCAAGGTAACCTAATCTTACGAAGATTTGATGTCACTGGCGCGTCTTTGGGACAAAAAGTAATGAATGTTAACAACACCCTTACTGATCTAGGTAATGTAAGGAATATGTCAGGAAGTAATGTGAGTATGGGGAATCTAACCCCCGCCAACTCTGGGGCAGTACCCGAAAGTGGCTTCGCCTCACCATTTGCAACAACGAGGTAATTATGCACCCAGTAACCGTATCAAAAGACTGTGTAGAGATAGTTAAAAAGTTTGAGGGCTTACACACCCTTAAAGACGATGGACTAGTATATTCCTATCGTTGTCCTGCTGGAAAGTGGACAATAGCTTGGGGTCACTGCACAGGTGTCCGTTCTGGAATGAAGATCACTATGGGTGAGGCTGATCAGTTTCTACTAGATGATCTTAACGAAGCTGGACGGGCTGTTAAGAAATACGTCAATGTACCTCTAACTCAAGGCCAGTATGATGCCCTTGTATCCTTTGTATTTAACTTAGGCGGGGGTAAAAACTTTCAAACCTCTACCCTTCTTAAAAAGCTTAATAAGGGCCTCTATGATGAAGTTCCCGAACAAATACTACGTTGGAATAAAGCCCGTGTAGACGGTCAGCTACAGGCTTTAAGAGGTCTCACAAGACGCCGTACCGCTGAAGCAGCTATATTTAGTCGGGACGCACAATTGCCGTCCGATGAAGGTGGGCCATTAATGGTTCAGAAACCTACAGCAGAAAGCCCTAAGTCTTTAGCTAAGTCTAAGACAATGGCGGGTGCAGGTATTGCAGGGGCAGCTACAGCGATGAACGAAGTCGCTGGTCAGATGCAGGGGCTTATTGCTTATGCACCTATGCTTAAAACTGTATTCTTACTCTGCGCTATTGGGGGCATAGCTTTAGCGGCCTACGCACGGTTTAAAGATAATAAAGACGGTATTCACTAGTGTTTATCTTTGGCAAGATTAAATCCTACATCATTATGACTTTAACAATAGCTCTTCCCCTTATCTATCTGATGGGGAGAGTAAAAGGTCACGCCGCTGAAAAAAACAAAGTACTTAAAGATGATCTACAAGCACAGCAAAAGACCACTCACTTTTATAAGAAGATGGCAGAGCATGAACAAGATGATATTAATGACCGGGCTAGTCTTACTGACAGGTTGCGCGGGAACGGTCTATAGAACCAAGCTGGAAATATACTGCCCTCCAATGGCAGATTATTCACCTGAATATGCCCAGAAATTAGCAGATGAAGTTGATAATCTTCCTGCCTCAAGCACCGCTCTGGAAACGGCTCTCACAGATTATGTGAACTTGCGCGACAGGATAAGAACCTGCCAAGAAGAAAAGGATAAATAAATGGGATTATGGTCTAGCACCTTTGGCGGTGGTAATAGCTTCACAGAGAGCGTTGCAAACGTATTTACGCCTGACGATGGGGCTGTCTATAGTGGCGGTGATTTAGTAACTCAGGCTAGCTATGATAATCAACAATCTAACCCTACATCTAGCTTAGTATCCGTTGCACCCAACACGAATATTAATGGCACACCTATTTTCGGGACTGCAAATTCCACAAGTAATGACGGTACGGTAAGTTCAAGTGGTATTGTTAAACCCCGGCCAAAAGGTAAAGCCCCAGAAAAAGATAAGTCAGGGATTTCGGCTGCATTAGGCGTAGCTCTTAACCCTCTTGGCGCACTGCCTAAAGTTCTTAACGGTATAGCCTCTTGGGCGAACGGAGTGGACCCCGCAGTAGACCCAGAGACCGAAGTAGACGGTAGAGCCGTGTATACCAAAAAAGGCGGCGGTATGTCTTACTCATACAACGCGCTGGGAATGATGTATGAAGTAGTGGTTAGCAAAGACAAAAAAACCGTTACTGATAAACTTGCTATGAAGGTAAATGAGAATGGAGACCTAGACCCAGAAGGAACTATGACTGGGTATCAGTTTAATCAACAAAAACTAACCGACTCTGGTGATAATGATGGTGCTGCCCAGGTGGCTACATACCAGCAAAATAATCAAGCCGCGTTTAGCTCTGGTGGCTCAGGTGGCTACGCAAGCAGCGACATTATGGCTATGGCTGAAAAAGCGGGTCTTCTCAAAGTCCAAGCCGATATGGATGAAATACTTGCAGACCCTAACAAATTTTTAGCCGACCGAGGTTTAAAATTAGCCGACTTAATGACGCAAGTTGATGGAGATGCTTCAGGCACAAGCCTTAACCCTGATGCTGATGGATATAAATTAGGAGAAGACAGCGGATACACTGCTGTAACAACTGGAGATGCTTCTCTCGTAGGTACAGTTGACCAAACTGCAACCTCCACTTACGATTCCAAGCTTAACGAGATTACGGATAAAGAGACAGTTAATGCGGTAACAGGTACAGTCAGCGATGACGCCTTAGTAGACGCAGATAAATTTGCGATTGATATTACAGGTTCAGCTACAGGCACTAATGCTGACGGCACAAAGAATGAGCTAGGAATAGCTTTAAACACTTGGGCTAACGTAGACATATCTAAAGTAATTGACACCAGCACTGCGGCGGGAAAGCTACTTGCTGATAAGTTAAATAGTGAAGGCAAAGATTTTGTAGACGCTAAGACTTCAATCTTATTTCAAATGAAGACCATTACTGCGGAATTTAAAGGACCCAACGGAGAGCCTGTGATTCCCCCGTGGGCCGCTTCCCTGCACCGAAATGCAATGAAGTCCATTGCCTTTAGCGGCATCTCAGGAACCGCTGCTACGGCTGCAATGGCTAACGCAATTATGGAAGCCACCTTGGGTGTAGCAGAGAAGGAAGCAAGCTTCTTCCAAACTTTAACCGTAAAAAACCTAGACAACAAACAAGAGTCTATTCTTAACAAGGCTAACGTCCTTGCAAAACTGGAAATGGCTAACCTAGATGTACGCTCTCAGGCCGCAGTTCTAAATGCTAAAAACTTCATGGCAATGGACATGGCTAATTTAAATAATGAGCAACAGGCTGAAGTAATAAATAAACAAGCTCTGGTTCAGGCTATGTTTGAAAATACAAAAGAAGTGAACGCAAATCGATTGTTCACAGCCGAAACTAATAATGACCGAGACAAATTTTATGCTGAATTAAATTCGGTTATTCAGCGCCATAATACTTCAGAAATGAACACTTTAAAAAGATTTAACGCTGGAGAAATAAACTCTGCGGCTAAGTTCAATGCAGACATTAAAAACTCCCGCGAACAGTTTGTTACTAATATGCAATATAATATTGATGTTGCAAATGCTAAGTGGCGTCAAACCGTGGAAACTGCCAATACCAATCTTATGGCAGATGCCCATACAGCCGATGTAAAGGCTGCGCTGGACCTTACGCAAGAAGTCCAGAACAACATATGGGACAGCGCAGACAACCTCTTAGATTATATTTGGAAAACTGCTGACAACGATCAAGACCGGGAGCTTAGGCTTTTAGTTGCCCAGATGAATGCACAAGCAGGACAATCAAGCGGCGGTGGGTTCTTAGACGGCCTTCTAAAATTAGGTGGGGCTTTCATTGGCTCTGATAGTGGGTCGGAATGGATGACCTCCCTTCTAGGCGGCAAAACTACGTAAATTACAGGATAAGTATAATGACATTTGATGAAGCTGTTAAAAAATCAATCAAAGTATTTCTAAAGGGTAATATGCCTATGAAAACTGGGGAGCTTAAAGAAGAAGGCTTGATGTACACTCCTGAATATTTCGATGCACTTGAAGACGATCTTTTAGATGAGCCGACTAAGAGTAAAAAAGAAAAAGATAAGGAGGCTAAAGATGCAGCTTGATGCACCAATCCCTGGTGGAAATTATACTTCAGATACTCGAAACTATTCGTGGCACAGGCCACCGGATTTGGTGGATTATGATGAGGCTGTTTCTTATATAATTGATAAGATCGATGAGCCTGAACAGATAGAATTAGTATTTGCGATGTTGGGTATCGATGCTCACATAACTACAGTTGTTACCACAATACTCCTTCAGGCAGTCAGCAAAGGTAAGATAGGCATTGACCTTGCAATCCTTATTGCTGGACCCATCGCCCGTTACATTGAGATTGCTGCTAAAGACGTAGGCTTAAAATACGAGATGGGCGTTGAGGATAAAGACCGCGTTATCATTACGCCTACCCTTCTAAAAGCCTCTCTAGGCATAGTGGACCAAGAAGATGAGGAAGAAGTACTTCCAGAGGAACAGGTAGTCCCAGAGGAGCCTACAGGTAGTCTGATGGCTATGCCAGAGGGCATGTCTGCGTCTGAGGATGAACAGGCTAAAATGTTAGGGTCTGTAGAGCCTGAAGAAGAAGTCCCGCTTGAAGAAGAGGCTGTGGTTGAAGAGGAATTAGTAAATGAGCTTTAAATCTGAAGCGGCTAATGTACGGGCTGGAATTGCTTCTGGCGGGTACAAGAAGAAATCAGACCCTTTTGCAGGTTTCTTTGATGAACTGGTGGGTGGTCTGAAAAGGTCAGACGCAGCTAAACGACAGGAAGCCTTAGAAGAGAAGCGTGAAACCCGTGCAGAGAACCGCCGAATTAAAGCCGCGCAGGACGCCGCAGAGAAAGTGGCTAAAGATCAAACAAAGTTAGCTAGGTTTTGGTTAACTTCTAATTCTAATATTGAAAACAACCCACAGACACAGGCTGCGGTATTAAGTGCTGTAAAACAAGGTAACTTTACGGATTTTTCTGGTCTTAACGAATTTATGAAAGCGCAGTCTGCCTACGTCCCTGGTCAAACAGGCGAACCTGTAGTGAATCAAGCCGAATTTGAAACTTTAGTTGATGGCGGCATGGTTACGCAGACAGATGATATGTTAAAAGCTCTAAAGCCCGTAGCCAGAAACCCTGATCAAAGGACAGATACAGACGGAACATTAGTAGATGTTACTCCTAAAATAGCTAATCCTGAAGATACAACAGGGCGCATAGAATTTGGTGAGCAACCAGTAGCCTTTGAGTTAGCAGGTTTAACTGAAACTAATTGGTCCGGTACGCTGGCAGATGAAAAAGCTAAAGAAGTTCCTAATGTTAAAGCCATTGCGGCTATTGAAGCTTGGGCAACGAACGAAGGATATGTCAATATAATTCCTGGCTACACTTTAAAAGAACTAAACACAAAGTCCCTAGAAGAACTACTAGAAATCCAAGGCAGCATTCCTACCACGAATGCATCCGCTGTGTCCTCTATGGACGCTGTTGTTGCAGTTAAAAAAGTTACTGAAGATAATAAACAAATATTTATGAAGCCAGAGGAATTAATAGCTAAAGACGCGAGCTTCCTAACAATGGCGTTAGGCACTCTGACCCCAGACAGTCCGAAGTATAATAATGTTGTAAACGCACTTGCACTTAGAACTTCAATGGACAGTTCTGTTTCTTTAGCAGAAGCGAGTGCGAACCTTGCGGGAGATGAGAATTATTATCGTAAAGCTATTGCTGCTTATGGAGTATTGGACGCAAGTGACGGGTCATATGCCGCTAATCTGGAATCCCTACGCAAACTAAATATTCTACTGGCCTTTGAAGTAGATAAAACAAATGCCGAAGGATTAGATACTGATAAATCACGCACAGTTAAACAAACTGCACTAGAAGCATTTTACATTGCAAATGAGTTCTTCGTAAAAGCCGCTGAAGGAAAGGCAGTTAAAGTCCCAAGTGTTGCAGATATGGCTAAATTCGAAACAAGCTGGAAGAAACTTACCGATATTAGTAAGGAACCTGAAAGCTGGTTCTCTGATGCCAACCTAATGAAAATGAGTGTAGAAGACTTACAGGTACTGAGAGATACTGACATTCTGAAGGGTAAGACTGTAGCCTTAACTAATGTTACTGCAATACTGGATAAGCGGATTGAAGTACAAGCTGCTACTAAGCTTAGTGAAAAATTAGACCCTTCTAATAGGTCATTTAAAGATACTAACGAGTTAGATCAATTCGTATCAGGTCTAGGTATAGATAGGATAGATGATGACGCATTGGCAGACTTTGCCAGAGTTCGTGGAGTTCTAGCTAGACAGCAAGGTATACTTGAAGCTGATGAGGATATTAATGCTTACCAAGTAGCCCTTAAAGCCCATCTAATGCTTCCTGCAAATAAAGGAAAAACAGGGCAAGACCTTATTAACGTAATGACTAATTGGGAAACTACCTGGAAAGACGGTACTGCGGCTACCCCTGCTGATAAAGCGTTTAATTCCGAGTTTGTAGCCGGGGAAATATTCAAAGCTAACCAATTACTTTCTTCTACTGATCCAACTAAGCAAGCTGAAGGTAAAGCTTTCTTAGATAATACTCTCCCTAATATGATGAAGGGTCTTGTAGGCGTTAATAGCACTACTCTTACTCAGGAAGCTAAATTAGCATTTTTGATAGATAGCGGCGTTGAACAAGGCTTGGCACGGGCAATGGTAGGTGGAACTACTGAAATAGTAAAAGACGCCGTTACAGGCGAACAGTCACTGGTGAATTTTGACCGATTAGATGTAAGTGTTCCTGCATCCTACCAAGCAGAGACTATGCAGATTGTTCAGGATATGAGTGCTATAAGTGCTAATGGCTTTACCACAGACGTTAATGGTCAAACCGTTACGATAACTCCTCAAGAAATAAAGGATTCAAAAGTCTTCTTAAATAGAGTCCAGAAGCCAGGAGGTAATCTACCAATAAGCAAAGCCTTTGGTTCTGGTTCATGGTTAGCCAATATTGCAAGTGAAGGCACTGCCATTGTCGGGTGGGAGACTTTCCCTGAACTTACTCAGATGAATACATACATTGAAAACTTAAATAATAGCGCCATGCGTATGATATCTGTAGCTATAGCTGGCTCTAAAGACAGTGTCTTTAATAAACAAGCTATTATGGAAACCTTACCAAAACCAACTACTTTCTTCGAGAATAAAAAGGAAGCTAAGAGTAAATTAATGGGTGCTGTTCAAGAGTTAACACGGGCGTTTAATGCTCAAGAAGCCACTTTAGCGCCAGAGGCTAGGACTACTCCCTCTGCTAAATCAAAAGCCTATGTTATGAAGCAGTCCTTAAAGCCGCTTCTTGATGCGTATACAAATCTTCTTGCTGAGTGGAACGCTAGTGAGCAAGCGGCAAAAGTACCTATCTCCTCAAATTTACAGCTTACGGAAACTGTTTCTACCGGAAATAAACCTGCCGCAACCAGCACCCTAACTGAATCTGGGGTAGCCGCAGACGGAACCAAAATTTACACTTTTGGAGGGAGTAACTAATGGGACAGATATACATTGATACCCCTGATGAAGGCCGCGTACTTGTTAATATCGTAGGTGAAGAGCCTACGGAGGAAGAGCAACGTCAAATTACAGAAAAATTCTTTACTCCTGCGGCTACAGAACCTGTATCTGCGGATAGTGTATCCGATGCTGAAGGATATGCAGCCGAGTCTGCAAAGTTTGTAGCAGAAAATACAGAGATAGTAGCACCCGTACCTGTGGAACCAACTACGATAGAGCCTTCAGGCTTTGTACCCCGTTTTCCTGGGGACACCGAGTTTCAACAGTCACAGATGGCTAAGGACTTGGGACTGGAGAATTTACCTCCTCCCGTGGAAGTTGTTTCAGATGCTGAAGGATATGCAGCCGAGTCTGCAAAGTTTGTAGCAGAAAATACGGAGACAGATGCTGCCTTGAAGGAAGCAGAGGTTGTCCAAAGCACTGATGCAGAGGACTATAATGCTAGGGGCTTTCTAGACGAGCTTCAAAAAGGAACGTCTGCGGCGGATATTGTAGAGTTTATGTATACTCAGGGTACAGACGTTTTAGAGGTTGATGGTAAAGCCTACGACTTAAAAAAAGCTGTAGAGGATGGAGGAGACCCTCAAGAGATTATGGATTTCTTGCTTACGGGTAAGGTAATCCGTGACGTAGGTGCAGTAGAAGCCACAGTTATGGGAGTTAACACGGGTATAACCAGCTTTGCAGGTATGCCGTTTGAACTAAGTAACTGGCTCACTAGGAAAGTAGAGCAAGGCGTTAGAGCCGGGGTTAATGCGGTAGCTGGTACAGAGTTAAGCACTAATCCAGAAGACATGACCTTTTCCCGACCTGCTGAAGAGGGTGCGCTTTTAAGTGGGGATAATATTAGGGCTGGATTGCGAGACATAGGCGCAGTTGATATCCCTGACAGTAAACGAGAAATCCCCGTTAAATATCGTAGTTTATATCAAGGTGGTCGAGTAGTAGGTGAGAACTTGTTACCAGCGGCGGGTCTATATAAACTTGCAATTGCAAATGCTATTAAAATTGGGGCCAATCCAAATATGCACCCCTTTGTGGCTGCTATGGCTAAGAACCCCTCTGCATTTGCTAAAGGGGAAGCTGTTGCTATACTGGGTGGCGCTATAGGATCAGGTACTGCGGAGAGCTTGGCTCCTGATAATCCTTACTGGTCTATGGGTGGAGAAATAATAGGCTCTGTAGGAATAGGTACAGGCACAGCCGTTGTTAAGGCCGTAGCTGCAAACAGCCCATTAGCCATTGTAGGTAGGACCGTTAAGCAGGTTTACGCAGGTATGGGGACTGAAGCTGCACGAAAAGCAGCGGCTCAAGAGATACTAATTGCATTAGACGCTACCAAAACTGACCTTTTAAATAGAGCAAAGGTTGCATTGGATGAAGGTAGGGATGTAGACGGCGCTGCCCTTAAAGCAGAAGCAGACGCATACACCGTTGATAATGTGTTAGCTGCCCTGAAAGCATCTCAGAAAAGTGATGGTTCTGCCCAGCTTCCCGCAGGTACAGGTTCTGAGAATGAAGGTCTGTTAGGTATTCAAAACACGCTTATGCAGACCAGTGAAAAGTTCAGGTTTGCTGCAAATGAGCAAATTAACGAAGCTCTTGCAGGTCAGTGGTCATTGGCTACCAAGTTAATGAAAAACGAAGGCACAAGGCGCATGGGTGAGCTAATGCAAACCCGGTATATCCAAAACCTCTTAGAGAAAGAGATACTGGATAAGGGCCAAATTATTCAGGATGTATTAAAGACAATACCTAAAGGTGATATGGAAGCCGCTTCTGTAGCCGTACAGAATATCCTACGGGAGGGCAAAACTAACCTACGCAAGATGGAAACTTTTTGGTGGGACCGCGTGGACCGTACTCAAAAAGTAGATGTAAACGAGATAGCTAAAACCATCCGTACCCAAGAAGGCCGAGTACCTAACGCAGCCTCTGTTGCTCAAGGCGAACCTGCACAGGTGTTAAATGACTTTATTACAAGGGCAGATAATGGTGAAGCTATCAGTGTAGGCGAAGTGTTAAACTTCAGAACCTATTTCTTAGACCTTTCTAGGGCAGAGGGAGCCGCTGGTAACTTTGGTTCTGCTGATAGATTTGATAATATTGCAGCCGCTGCGATTAATGTATTAAATACCTTGGATGGGGCTGACAAAGCCGTAATCGATATGGCTAGGAAATTCAGTCTAAAGTTAAATGAGACCTATAATCGTTTCTGGATAAAGGACACTTTAGCCAGTGCTTCTGGAGGAGGTTTATCCAAAGACCCTAGACTTACTTTAGAAAACGCTACTTCAGGTAGTGCTTCCCAGACTAATCTAAATCTAAGGGACTCCCAAGATGCTGCTGATTTTACTGACTCTGCATCTGTAGGTACTGAACGACAGCAAATGATTGATCTAGGTATTGCAGAGGGTAAGAAAGCCGCGTCTGAGGCTGGAAATGTAGGGCCTGAACTAAATACCTTAGCTACTGAAATTGGAGGACCACCAAATACATCTATAGACCCTACAGTAGGTGGTACTACTAGAATGCGAGAGATGGATAAGCCTAAATCTGATGCTGAAGCCCGTGTTAGAGAAGACGCAACAGGTAATGTGGTGTATGATAAAGTACCGCCACGGCCTAAAGAGGCCCCTCCTACCAATGATTTTGACGGAGAAGGCATTTACTCCTTAGATAATGAAGAAGTTTACGGTCAGCTAATCCCCCTTCCTGATAAGAAAGCTCTAGGTCCGTCTATGAATGCGGCTCAAAGGGTAGCCTTGCAGAATGAGATTAGGGAATTGG